TATAGCACCTGATAATATCATCTCTATAAGTTCAGATATTAAGTTATTGGACAAATTACGTTCAGAAGTGTGTAGAATACCCCGTAAGCACAACAATTCTGGCAAAATTCAGCTTATGTCAAAAGATGAAATGTGGCGTAAGCATAAAATTGTGTCACCTAATATGGCAGATTGTTTTGCAATGGCTATGGAAATACCGGAAATTAGCCTGTCTAAACGCAGTACGCCGGTAGTAACTTTTGATTCTTGGTGGGATTAATGAACTATACTAAACTTGACGAAGTAGTAACCATGCTGCGAGATGCGCAGGGTACACAAAGAGACATGCGTAATGCTGTTAGAGAAGCGCACGACTTTGTTGATAAGCGAGATGGCCAGTGGGAACCGGACATTATCACTCGAATGCGCGGCAAACCTAGATACACAGACGATAGAACTAACCCCATTGTTAATCAAATTGCAGGCGAGCTAGAAAATGCCGAATTTTCAATTAAAATTAGACCTGCTGGCGGAGACGCTACAAAATATTTAGCGCAAACACGCGACGGGCTAATTAGGAATATCAGAAATCTGTCTAACGCAGATTCAATTTTTTCACAAGCTGCACGTAAAGTAGTAAAAGGCGGCTTTGCTGCATGGGTTGTAACGCACGATTATTTTAACGAATCATCTTTTGACCAAGATTTAATTGTAGAACCTATACATGATGCGCACGATAGGGTTTGGCTTGACCCTAATGATTTAACAAATGACGGTTCAGATGCTAAATGGGGTGTGGTACTTCACTACATTACCAAAGATGCTTACGAAGACCAGTTTCCTAAAGGTAAAATGAAATCGCTAGGTACTGATTCTTGGAACAGTTCCTATTATCACAAACCCGACGCTATAACTATAGGGCATTTATACTACATTAAAGAAGAAGATGCCCAACTGTATCTTATGTCTGATGGTAAAGTTCTGCGAAGCACCGATGAAGGCGTAGAAGACGTATTAGATGATTTATTAAACCAAGGCATAACAATAGAAGATGAACGTGACGTAAAACAAAAAATATGTTGTTTTCGTATGTTTGACGCAGGCGGTTGGCTATCTAGCCCTGAAAAAACAGTATTTGATTGTGTTCCAATTGTTCCAGCGTATGGTAATTTTGAAATCACAGAAGGTAAAATTATATATCGTGGCGTAGTAGAAAAATTAATGGACATGCAAAGAGTCCACAACTACGCAGTATCACGTAACGTAGAAGAAGTAGCGTTAGCGCCCCGTAAAAAGATTTTTATGACCCCCTCGCAAGCTAAAGGGCATGAAGACTCTATTCGCAGTATGAATACTAACATGAACCCCGTTCAGTTTTATAATATGGAAGGTAATACGCCTCCGCCTTACGAATCGCAAGGTAATCAAGTTAACCCTGCGTTGCAAACTATAATAGGTCAATCCGATGAAGCTATAAGCCGGTCTGCTGGGCTGTTTGCAGCTAATATGGGCGCAAATACGCAGCTACAATCAGGCGTTGCCATAGAAAAGCAGATAGACAGGGGGAATAACGGTACTTCAGTGTATTTTGAAGCTATGGAAGTCGCTATATGTAGAACGGGCGTAATTCTTAACACCGCCATACCTGTTGTTTATGATGCAACTCGTCAGGTTCGTATACTGCGTGAAGACGGCGCTATTGAAATGGCTATTATGAATCAAGTCGTAGTAGACCAACAAACTGGCGAACAGTTTTTATTAAACGACCTAAGCCAAGGTAAATATGACGTAGTGTGCGATATTGGCGCTTCGTATAAAAATCGCCAGCAAGAATCCTCAGAAATGTTTCTTAGGGCAATGGAACGTGACCCAAGTTTGATACAAACAGCCGGCGATATATGGATGAACAACATAAACGCTGTAGGTTTTGACAAAATAGCTGCAAGATTGCGTGGTCAAGCCATGCAAAACGGTGTTATTCCATTTGACCAAATGACCGAAGAAGAATTAGCAGAGGAGCAAGAACGTTCTCAAGAGCCAGAACAACCTAGTGTTGAACAGATAGCAATGGAAATCGAGCAGATGAAAGCGCAAACAGAGCAGATGCGTGAACAAAACCTTGGACAGCTACACCAGATAAAAATGCAAGAGTTACAGGTTAAGTATCAACTTGACCAAGAAAAAACTGAAAGTAAGCTAGCCGTAGATTCAGCTAAAATACAACAGACGCAACAGCGTATAGACCAAGAAGGCAGTAAAGTAGCATTGCAAGCCCAACGTGACCAGTCAGATATGATGATACGTATGATGGAACTGCAAATGAAAGAAATTACTACGCTATCAAATGCGATGGCGCAGATAAAAAATGCCATAGGCGCAGACGTGATAATGTCACCAACAGCGACTCAAGCATACGAGGAATCAGCTATAAATCTTACTGATTCATTAGAAAAGTAGATTTTTTAATCATATAAAGCTAGTATAGTGTTTAAACGTGGTTAGAATATACGTTAATAGTATGGCGACTTGAGCCACAATCAAGGCGACCTGTAAGGGGTAAAAATGTTAGACGAGAATGAAGTAGACCTGCAAAGCGAACCCACAATCGAGCCTTTAGAGGCAGAATTTGAGGAAGTAGTAGAGGCTGCCGATGAACAGCCAGCGGATTCAGAACCCGATAGTGATACCGAACACGAAGAAAAAGCCGGACATACTAATGAACCTACCAATCCTAAAATTGAAGAAAGAATTGGTGAGTTAACTAGAAAACGTCGTGAAGCGGAAAGATTAGCAGACCAGCGGCAGGAAGAACTTGTACGTTTGCAAAGTCATATACTTGACCAGCAAGAACCTAATATTCCTGAGTTACCTGACCCTGATATGGTTAGCGACAGGGAATTTAATGCCGCAGTAATGCAGCGTGACCAAGCGGTTCAGCAACGAGTATCATGGGAACAGCAAAAACAACAATTTTCTCAGCAGCAGCAGTATGGCAATCAACAGCAACAGTTGGCGCAGCAGCAACACATTGCAACAGTAGCTCAAGTTTATACGGAACGTGCCACAAAAATGGGTATTTCTACCGAGCAGCTAACAAAAGCAAGCCAAGTTATAAGCCAAGTAGGTTTAAACGAAGCGGTTGCGATGCACATTTTACAAGATGAAAAAGGCGCAGCTATTACGGCCTATCTTGGAAATAACATCAACGAGTTAATGGAAATTGCATATGCTAGTCCAATACAAGCGGCAATGTATATTGAACAGAAAGTAAAGCCAAAACTGGCTATTACTAATCGTAAATCTAACGCTCCGCGCCCCCCTTCAAAAATAAAAGGTGGGACACCAAGTAAAAGGGATAAATACCCCCTTACTGGTGGCAGAGCAACTTTTGAATAAGGTAATTCATCATGGCTAACAATTTTAACTCCAATACAGTCGAAGACCTAGCACGAATTTTTCTAGAAAAATTTGAAGCTAGTCGCGTCGTAACTAAAACTATTGACACTCAATTAATCCAAGGTCGGTTTACCCCGCGAACTGGCGGTGAAGTAGCAGTAAAACGTCCTCACGATTACAACGAAATTAGCACCACAAACGGTGATATTTCAGCATCTACTAAATCGGATATTATATCTGGTAAAGCAACTGCTACCGTTCAGAACTACATCACTGTAGCTACTGAGTGGGAAAATATCGAAGAAGCTCTTGAATCTGATCAATTAGACTCAATTCTTGCTCCTATGGCTACTCGCGTTGTTACGTCACTAGAAACACGCCTAGCAGCGTATATGCGTAAGAACTGTAACCTTTCAGTTGGTAATCCTGATAACGCTGTTGATGCGTGGTCTGACGTTGCTTACGCAGGTGCTTTAATGCAATCTATCGGTGTACCGATGGACAATGATATTTCATACCTAATGAACCCGTATACCACTACTGCCCTAGCAGACGCGCAAGCAGGTTTAAACGCTAGCGATTCTCTAGTTAAAACAGCGTGGGAACGCGCACAAATTAGTTCTAGCTTTGGTGGCATGAGAGCAATTGGTTGTAACACATTATCAACTGTTGCAGATAACGCTAACCTTACTGATCGTGCTGGTATTGTTGCTTCTAACCCAATCGTTACATACGTTGGCGCTAAAGACACCATGACTCAAGCAATAGCGGTTTCTGGTATGACTACTGCGGGCGTTATTACAGCGGGTTCTATTGTTGAAATAACAGGTCGTTACTATCTTAACCAGTCTACTCGTTTACCTTTCGTAGATAATACGGGTTCTCAGGTTAAATTCCGTGGTGTAGTTACAGAAGATGTAACACTATCGGGCGGTGCAGGTACAATTATCATAGCTGGTGCAGGTATAAGCGAAACTAACGGTCAGTACAACAACATTAGTGCGCCTATCGTTACTAATGATGTAATTACTGTACTCGGTACTGCTGGTTACACTGCTCAACCTAACTTGTTTTTCCATAAGCAAGCGTTTGGTATGGCTACTGTTAAGCTACCTAAGTTGTACAGCACTGATACTGTTGCTACTACAGAAGACGGATTTTCAATTCGTGTTTCTAAGTACGCAGACGGTGATGCTAACACGCAGAAAATTCGTTTTGATTTGCTACCAGCATTCGTTACGTTTAATCCTTTCTTCGCTGGATTAGGCTACGGCTCTTAAGTCTCCAAGCAAGTTTGCCCCCTTTTAGGGGGCTTTTTTTAATTGTGAGAGAAACATGAAAAAAATTAAAATGTACAAATCAGAAGGTCGTGAAATAGAAATTAACGACGCCGAAGATGCTGCAAAAACAATGATGTTAGATGGGTGGCGTTTATCTCCTGTGGAAGAAACAAAAGCTAAAGCACCAAGACGAAAAAAACCATTAGCTAAAGAGGTGTAAATTATGGCCGTAACGTTAGCAAAGCAAGCTATTGCAGCAGCACACAAGCTATATAAAGCTAAAAAAGCACTAGACAAAGTTAAAAAAGCTCAAAAAGACGCCGACAAAGCTGCTAAAACTATTAAAAAAGTTAAATCTAAACCAGTGGATAAAGTAGGTTCTAAGGCAGAGCAGAGTGTTCAAAAAATGAACTCTCAACGTACTAGAGATAGCACAGTTAAAAAAGGCGTAAAGAAAGAGGCTTTAAGAAAAGCCGACGAAGAATTTAAAAAAGTAGGGGCTTTTAAGGGTTTATCTAAGTACCCTGCGCGAGATGTTTCAAATCGTATAAACAACCCTAAACTACAAAATAAGATTAAAGCCAAAAGAACGCAACGCGAACTTAAATCTGTAGAAAAACGCCGGAAGCGAGAAAATAAAACAAGCTCCGGTACAAAGTATACTGTGGAGTAAATTATGAAATCTTATGATTACGGTGTATCGGGGTTAAATGTAGATTTTGAAGATGCTTTAAAAGTCAAAGCTAAACGTGATGCAAGTAAAGCTAAAAAGAAAAAAGAAAAAGACGCCATAGAAAAAGCTAAAAAGAAACTAGCCGCCGACGTTAAAAAGAAAATAAAACCCCCTAAAAAAGTTAAACTACCTAATTTTTCAGTAGGTACGTTGGAGTAAAACCATGCCAGAAACAGCGGGAGCAATTATTCGTGACGCTTTAACTGAACTTACGGTACAAGCGCAAGAACAGACTCTACCAGCAGTTGATTTAAACACCGGCATACGGTATTTAAACAGGATGATGGCGGCATATGACGCTGTGGGTGTAAAATTAGGCTATACTAAAGTTAATTCACCTAATGACGTTGTAACAGTTCCAGAAGGTGTTAATGAGGGTATGGTGTTTAATTTAGCTATGCGACTTGCAAGCGGTTATGACATCCCTGTTAGCCAATCTTTAGTTAGGTCAGCTAATGAATCCTTAAAAACAATGGAAATAATAGGCGTTAAAATTGGAAACTCCAATTTTGGCGGTACTTTACCAATAGGCAGCGGAAACGAAGGGTCAAGCGGTAGCTATTTAAGAAACCCGTTTTATCCAGATTGTTGCGAAGATATTAATGAGTGCTAAAAATGGGCTGTAAAACTATACCTGAACAACTAGCGGTAGCTTTAGGAAAAAGCACCGTAAATAACTCGGATACTTTCCCCGTTGTTACAAATGACACGCTTTATAGGGTGACTATTGGTGATTTATCTACTTCTTTAGGGCTTACTGGCGCTATAACAGGTTTAAACGCTGGCGGAGCAACTCCGGTACTTACAGGTGTATCACCAAGTTACAGTATTAGGGGTGTAGTAGGGGAGCAAGGTATCAGTACCAGCGTAAACCCCAGCGGTTCTATAACTCTATCAGGCCAGTTTAATAATGCCGGTAATACAAATGATGGCGCGGAGCTTATTAAAAACCGTACAGCCGCAGTTATTGAGTTTAGACGTCTTTTTGCAGGGCGAGGAATATCCATAACTCAAGAATCTGATAAAATTATAATTGATAACTCAGAAGTTTCTTTATCTAACAATACAAGAATAATTAGCTCACTGTCAGATTTCCCAACACCCGTAGCTGGCGTTATAACGCTGCAAGACAATATCAATTATTTTTTAACCGCCGATATTTCAACGAGCAACAGGTTTGTACTTGGCACTAATACTGTTGTAAGCGCAGCCGATAGTTTTAATACAACACTAACGTACACTGGAACGGGTGATATGTTCACGTTTTCCAACGGTCTTGCGGGTGTTAAAGAAATTGGAATTAATTGCGCAAA